AAAGAGCTTCAGTTTTGCATTGCTGCCCGGTGCTGGCTCAACATTTTTAAGGCGCACGGCGACCGTTTGCCTGTGCACGCCCGTTATCCCGGCGAGCTGGTTAATGTTGAGTTTGAGAGACGCGATTTCTTGGTCCATGATGGTGAACACTTTTTAAACAATTCGACATCTTGCGAAAACAGGCCATTTTAAAATCAATAACCTGCGCGGATGATGATGATGACCCTGGATAACGAAAACTAGCCGTTTTCCGCGAGTTCGCCGCCCCGTGGCGAAGCCCCTCCAAGGGAGGACCCACTAAAATGAGAATGATTATCATTTGAGTGGGTATTTACACCACTCAACCACCAAATGAGAATTAATATCATTTATTTTGACATAATTGCATTTACAACTAATCGCCTTGCTCCATTGATATTGGTTTGCATTATCTAACCCGCTCGAAAATGGGCAAGGTAATGACCGCCCTATGATGCATCCTGATCGGTAGCAGAGCCGTCGGACTCTCCGAATAGTGCGTAAGCCTGAGTCGCCTCTTGCACGGCGTTAATCGCACGGGCTACAGGATCAGTCTCTGTCGTCACGCGAGCGTGCTGCTGAATGAAGAGCGAGCTTTTCAAAGGGTCGTCTTGCACAAAGTCGATAGCTTCTTTTGCTGCAGCAGTGTCATAGTTTACCTGTGAGAGTAAAGCAAGCCAGATTAAATCTGATGGTTTTAGAGTTGATTCTGTCATTGTGGTTCCTTGAAGTAGGAATTATCATGATAAATGACACAGAATGTTTTAGATTTGATTGAAATAAATCCTGAGTGTCTAAGATGAAACTATTGGAATAGTGGTCAAAGAGTTCTACTTAACAATTGAAGGGGCTTTCATGAGTAATGATCAAACTACAATTTATGATGTTCGATGTCATTCATGTGATTACCAGGGGACAGAATATGGTCCATACTTGGCTTATGTGGACACACTCGGATATGACTTAAATATCGATAAACCTTGCCCAAATTGTGGTACCACCCCTCTTTACTCACCACCTGGAGTTTATAGAAGAGATCAAGTAACTGGACACATGAATAAAGACTGATATCAAAATATGTTTTTTCTTAACTTTTATGAGTATCCCAAAGCCGCTTATCTGTGCGGCTTTTTACATCCTGTTCTTTTCACTCATTCATAAAATTGCTGAATTATTTCTGTCTGGCCCCCTCAATTTGTTTGATGCCATATAACTGGACATTGCAATTCTGCAGCTCAGTCAGTTGCTGCTCACTCCACAGCACACTGGCAACGTAGGTGATTGTCTCACTTAATGTTTATTCGATATCTGGCATTGAAAACTACTGCTGTTTGTTGTTAATCATTATCAAGCGTCCGGCTAGCAGACGCTTGATAATGATTACGAAGATTTACCTTCCATGATTGCTACCATGTCAGGATCAATCTGTTCGATGATGTTTTCGCGGGTTGAACTAAGCATTCTCTTACGACCACCTACACCCCAGCGATTCATCTTTCGAGCGCTTTCGCTTACCTCTTTAGACTCGTTAGCAATAAGCAGATCAAGGCGGTTTAAGCGGGTCATGTTTCCGATACCGTTTAATATGGCTTCACGGAAGGTTTCATACACGCTTATTTCAAATGCTGGGTTAATCCATGCGGCATACCTGATAGCTAACAATTCAACACCCCAAACGCCAGGATTATCGCCACCTCTAATCACGTTAAGTGGTTGATTTTGTTCCAGAGTGCTTTTTTGCGCTTTGGATTTCAGGGCTTTAAGGAAGCGATTAACCTGAGCGCTTCTCAAGAACTGACTTGGCCTTTGCTGCTCAGTAGCCTCGCCTTTGATTACGGCAGCTGCGTGAAGGTCATTTAGGTTATAGCGCCCTTCTCTGTCCACTCGCACAGATACGCCGTTTACGATTACTGTTGGATATGTCATAGCGTTTACCTTTTAGAAAAGTGAGCCTGGTCGCACAGAAAAGCCGCCCGAGAGAGGTCGCCACCTATAACGGCTGTTCTCAGGCTCAGCTTTCTGAAAGACTCTCGATGAAATGCGCTGCGACGCGCGGGTTACTGCGGGAATAAAAAAGCCCCGCTATTGCGAGGCTCTCGATGTTTCTATCTGGCGAATACCGTCTAACTGGGCATTACAGTTCTGCAGGTCTGTCAGTAGCAACTCATTCCACAGCACGCTGCCGCCGTATGTCAGTGGGTCATCAGGCGGCGGGGATGCCTCGCACTGTGCCAGTAGGCTTGCCGGTATCGGCGTTGCTGGAACCTTTACGTATTGAGTTGTAGTGCTCGAGCAGGCTACCAGCAGCGGCAGCAGGAACAGGCTGTACCGCGCAGGTGTCAGCTTTGAGCACAGTTTTGATAATGACCTGCCTGTTCTGACTGGCAGATACGTTAGCCTTTTGAACATCGAGGGTTGCTCCGGCAATCTGGTTGAATATGCCGACACTCAACGCCTGGGATTTGGTGATGAATTCGGCCTCGTTCTTTTGCTGGTTCAGCGTGGCTATCGTACCCGCCTGGGCAACTGATTTGCCGTGATAATGCAGCGCCGCCCAAACCAGAAGTGACAAGAGGATGACCCCAACGGCCGCGGCAATTACCGCCACTCGGCTAATCATGCCGCCGCCAGCGCTTTGGTTGCGATAACCAGTCGGGCTTTGCGGTCTGCTAATCCGTTGGTGCCACCATTAATACGTTGGGTAAGCCCGAGAAAATCTCCGGAATCGGCAAAGCTGTTGCAGTTATTAGCCTTCCAGAACCAGCCCGCCGAACGTGCAGCATAATCATCTTGCAGCAGCAGGTCGGGATTGGTGATTAAATCAATACCGAGAGCGCGTCCGCATGCCAAATAATTATCCAGGAAAGTGATTTGCTTTAGGCCACGGCCACGGAATTTATAACCATCGCCCGCAGCCTTATTACCATATCTTCCACCATAAACTAGATTGGCGATGGCGCGTTGGCGCTCAATAGGCAGCGCACTTTCATCATTCCGGCGGCCGAGCTGTTCGCGCTGTGATGCAGTGAGGCGACCACCAAAGGTGGAGAGACCTGCGATTGAATAATTGAATGACTCTGAGAGGGTTTTAAATCCACCGGATTCAGTACCGATCTGCGCAATGAATGCTGCCTGTCGCGCTGGCGTCGTAATGCCAAACTCGTTCATAGCTGCATTGACGTGCGGAAACCAGCGTGCAGCAAGCTCGGCGCTTATACCAGCCGCCTTTTGAAAGGTTTTTTCATTCATTGTTGATGTCTCAGCGCGCTGAAGAGTTTTGCAACATTGCCCCGCACTGCAAATACTGCAATGCAGATCACGATATTCAATAAGAAGATTGCCCAGCGCGTCCCATCGTAATGATCAAACAGGAAGCGCAGCGGGACATGCCCATAAATTAGGATAAGCAGGTAGGCAAGCCATGACGCCCAGCGGCGGTGCGTGGCACCGTTTTTACGAAAGAAGCTCAGGCGGATCACAACCAGCGTACACACCACCACGTTCATAATTACCAGCGGATCATTTATTTCCACTTTGCCCCCTCCACCGATCAATCAGTGACGTTGGGTTCTTTGCCCTGTTACTGGCGAACGTAAGCAGCTGTACCGCCAGTGCGGAGATAATTACCGCGCCCAGGGCGTCCAATGGTTTATCTGGGTAGCTGAGCCAAGCTGCCAATTTCGCGCCAGCAACTCCGGCACCCAGCAGGCCGCACATGAATGACACGCCAAAATAAGAAATACGACGCCATGGGGACAGGTCAGCGGCGGATGTGACATAGAAGACTGCACCAGCAAAGGCACCGAAGACTACACCGTAATCCAGACCGGTGAACCAACCGAACAGACCTACCGTGGCGAGCGCCGTTGAAGCCGCAGTCGCTGATACCGGCTCGGACATTGATAAACCCCTTAACGCTGTAGGTGTCCTCACAACCGAATTGAGGGCATAAAAAAAGCCACCCAAATGGGTGGCCTCGGAAAAACTTTTAAACCTGAATATCACGGTTGATGGAACCTCACTGAAAGGAAGTAAAGCCCCAATAATGTTGTCGTAATAATGTTGATAAGTATCAATGAATAGAAACCTAAAAATATTGTTTTCAATACTAATAAAGTGTTCATGGACACTAAGCCAGCTATCCAAATAGACGTGGCTTTACCTATCATAATCGACACCAGCCCTAAGCTAAATAAAACAAAACTTGTTAGAGCGAGGTACCCAAATAGGTAGCAAACAAAGCGTCTTCTCGTTAATTCAACCCTTAACTTAGTGCCTCGGTACTCTTCAATCAAAGTAGGAGGGTCGCCTTCCATGGTTTCATCAATTGATAAGCTAGAAAAGGTTGAAACTGCTGCAAGTGCAGCGATGTAAAAACCTATTAAAACTTGCAACAAACCATTCACTTGCACTAAGAGGCCGCTACTACCAATCATCGGAATTTGGTTCGGGCAAAAATAGTAGACGAACATTACAACTAAAGCCCCAATTAAAGGGATTCTGTAGTCGTACCATCTCTTTTCATCATGCTCTATTCGTAAATAGCCCAGTGGTGAGAAAAGTTTCATACCGAAACCTCGACTTATAGCAAGCTTTTCATTTTTGTCTCAAGCTCTTGATGAATGTTGCTTTCGCATTGGTTGATACCACTTGCCAAGAGTACTTTTTCACTTTTTGTGAAGAGCTTGGTCGCTGCATCTTCATCTCTATCAAGATCAAGACTAGCCTGACGCCCGTCTTTGGAATAGCTTATGGACACTTTTCTATATCCTGAATGTTGTCCTTTTCTTCTCAATATTTCCAACAATCTCTTCTTTTCAGCTAACGGTGGCTGCTTAATAATTTTGTATCTTAC